GAGGGGTTTGAGTTAACGTTTGAAGAAGAAAAACTAAAAGAAGACCACGGTATAGACAATGATCAGCTTTATTGGCGGCGTTTAAAGATAGCAGAGAGTGGTGAACGTAAGTTTAAGCAAGAATATCCGGCGACCCCTGAAGAAGCCTTCCTAGTATCCGGGAATAGTGTATTTGATCAAGAAATTATTAGTAGTATTCTACCAATTGTGCCAGAATACGTAAGATCTTATGATGAAGACAGCAGTTACTTTGAGGATAACAGAGAAGGTCACTTAGAAATTTGGAATGCGCCAAACTTTAAAGATAAGTTTATTATTGGAGCTGATGTTGCGCTAGGTGTTGGCCAAGACTATAGCACTGCTGTAGTTTTTAACAAAGAGAGACAGATTTGTGCGTTATTCAGAGATAATTTTGTTGACCCTAGTAATTTTGGCGATATACTTTTCTATCTTGGGCGTTATTTTAATAATGCGCTTTTAGCAGTAGAAAGTAATTCGCTAGGTATTGCTACACTCAACCGATTAAAACAAATGAACTATGTAAATCTGTACTATCAAACTAAAGCATCTAGTCTTTTGTCGGATGAAGGTGGAAAACCTGGGTTTAGGACTACAGTTTCTACAAAACCTATGATTATAGGTAATCTAAAGAGAGCAATTGAAGACCATGACATATGGATTCCTTCAAAGACTATCTTGGGAGAACTAAGAACTTATGTTGCTGCTGATAATGGCTCGACTAATGCTTTGGCTGGGAACTATGACGATACAGTTATGGCCCTTGCGATTGCACTTGAAGCCTACCGTACTCACCAACACAGACTCACAGACGATACTGTCTCATGGAAAGAAAAAGTAGGCCAACTTCAGGAGGAAAATACTCAATGGCTATAGATGAAAAAAGAAGCTTTATGCCAGCGGTTAATTCTCTGAAGAATCTTAACCCTATTACTAGTCAAGAGATGGCAGAAGAATATCGTAGGCGTGGTTTAGAGACGCGCAGAAAAAATAAAGAAAAAAGAGAATTAGCAAAACAAACAATTATAGCCATGAAAGAACTAGGCGATGAAGCACCAGATGCTATGGCAGCGCTTAATTACGTCTTAGTTCAAGCAATGGAAGAGGGCGATACTGAACAAATTGTAAAGGTAGCTAGTATACTTGCAGAGTATCAAGCACCAAAACTTTCGCGTCAAGACGTTACACAAACAACTATTGATGCGGCAGATCTAACAGACGAAGAACTTGAAGATGAGTTAAGTAGGCTTAATCTTCAATAACAGATCTACCGTTGTCCTCACCTAGTCGGGGCCGCTAGGGGTAGAGAAGGCCCATTTTTATGGAGGATAATATGGAAGATGTATTACTAGAAGCAGTACGTAAACATGCCGAAGGGCATATTGCAAAGCATAAAGCAAATGTAATGGTTTATTTGCAAAGTTCAACTGGTATTGGTGAACATTCTGATATCATTGAAGCTATCGAAGAAGAGCTTAATCAAATTGCTATGTATAAAGATCAACTAGATGTACTTGATGAATACTTCTAATGCAAAAAAGTTTACAACCCGAATCAAAGTACAATGAGTACGACATGGATGGGGACGGTGTTGTAACAGATGAAGAACTCGCTCACTTACGCGAGATTAAAGAAACAGAACACGCTATGCGTAAACAACGTGCGCAACGTAGAATGGCAACCGCTACTCTTACAGCTATGGGCGTATTTACTTTTCTTATGTTTATGCCATTTGTTTCTTTAGAAAGAATTAATGCACTATCAGATATAAGCAGTCTATTTTATATAAGTGGCGCTGGTATCGTAGGTGCTTATATGGGAGCATCTGCATGGATGACAAAAGGCGACCAACAAAAGAAATAATTAAAGGCATACCAAAGCGGTTATGGAAACACAGGAAAGAGTATAAGAGTCCTGTAGTATGGTTAAGAAGCAGGAGGATTAAAAATGGCGATACCGAAGGATTCAAAAGTTAATGAAGCTGGAAATTATACTAAGCCTGGACTGCGTAAACGTCTTTATGCTAAAATATTAGCTGGTAGTAAAGGTGGTAAACCTGGACAATGGTCTGCTCGAAAAGCGCAAATGCTTGCAAAAGCATATAAAGCGGCGGGTGGAGGCTATACGTCATGAGCTTAAGAAAACCACAATTAAGTTTAAAAAAATGGAGCGATCAAAAGTGGAGGACTCGAAGTGGTAAACCCTCTGTACAAGGTCCGTTGGCTCGTGGAGAGCGTTATATGCCAGCTTCAGCTGTAGGAAGTCTTACAGCAGCAGAACACGCTGCTACCACTCGGAAAAAGAGAAAAGGTACAAAAGCAGGTAAACAATTTGTTGCAAATACAGAAGCAGCTAAAAAGAAAATTAAAAAAGCGAGGCAAGCATGAGTATTGAAGTAGGAGGCGAAACCTTTTCTGGTTTAAATAAACCAAAACGCACACCGAATCATCCTACCAAGTCACATGCGGTAGCAGTTAGAAATCCTAAAACTGGAAAACCTATGCTTATTCGATTTGGTTCGCAAGGTGCTAAAGGTAGTCCTAAAAAAGCAGGTGAAAGTGAAAAATATAAAAAGCGGCGTTTAGCTTGGAAAGCTAGACATAAGGCCGATATTGCAAGAGGTCCAACAAGTGCAGCTTATTGGGCTAATAAAGTTAAGTGGTAAAACCCAGGAGCGGTAAATGACCAATGTAGGAAGATATCAAGAGGTAAAACCAGTAGTTGCAGCTAAAAAACCTACTGAAAGAAAAACACCTCTTTCTCAACCGGGAAAATATAATCAAAAAGCTATGGAGGCTGCAAAGCCTATTTATACTAATACAGGTAAATACTAATGGCTTATTCAGGTTATAAAGAAGCTGTTACTGACGAACAGCTAACTAATTTAATTGAATCAGGAATTATGAGTTCAGCAGGTGACTGGCTCAATAGTTCTGATTTAACACACGAGCGACTTAAGGCAACGTATGAATATGCTGGTGTACCAATGGCGCACTTAACTCCGCAAGGCGTTAGTACTATTGTTGACACAAGCACTACTGAAGTAGTTGAAGCTTATACAGCAGTACTATCAGATTTGTTTCTAGCTAATAATCGAATTGCTAGATGTTTGCCTTGGGATTCAAGTCCTAAAGCCTTTCAAGGCGCTAAAGATGCAAGTAACCTTATTAACTATTGCATTTTTAAAAAGAACAAAGGTTGGGAAATCCTACAAACTTGGATGAAGGCTTCTCTTCTTTGGAAGAATGCAGTTATTCGTTGGGATTATATTGAAGATTACGATTATATTATTGAAGAATACGAAACTATTAGCGAAACTAAGCTAGACGAAATACTAGCTGATGATAGTTATGAAATTATTGGTGAGTTAGAACTTGATGCAACTAGTGAAAATATTTCATATGCTAACGTTCGCCTTAGAAAAACAATTGATAAGAGCAGAATTAAACTAGAAGTTATTCCACCTGAAGCATTTCGTATTTCTAATGAAGCAAAAGATATTGATGATGCAACTTTTGTAGGCATTCAATCTGAATATACTCGTTCAGATATGCGTAAGTATTGGCCTGATTGGGCAGCTACGCTTACCGAAGACGAGTGGGCTACGTTAGGCGATGATAGCAATTGGATGGGCAATAACAGATACAGTGAAGATATTGCTGCTAGAAAAGAAATTGTAGGTCAAACTTACTGGGAAGGCAGTGGTGGCTATCAAGAAATGCCAACTGAAGCTAATCGTGAAGTAACAGTAACAGAATGCTGGATGCGTGTTGATCGTGATGGCGATGGCATTGCAGAGCTTAAACACTTTATTGTTTCTGGAAATCATATTTTATTCGAAGAAGATTGTGATATGATTCCGCTTGCTTCAATTGTGCCAATTGATATTCCACATGAATTCTTTGGTTTGTCAATGGCAGATTTTACTCGTAGTTCTACTTTAGCTAGTACAGCTATTCTTCGTGGATTTGTTGAAAATACTTATCTTACTAACTACAGCCCTAAGTTGGCAGACCCGAATGTAGTGGACTTTAGCGCACTTCAAAATATGAAGCCTAAGCAAATTATTCCTACTAACGGTAATCCAACAGCTGCAGTAGCAGCTATGGCTCCAGAAACTATTTCATCAGGTACTGTACCGCTACTCGAACATCTACAATTGATTAAAGAGCAAGCGACAGGAATGTCTAAGGCCGCGCAAGGACTTAACGATACGCTTTATGTATCGGGTAATTCTGAGCAAAAACTTAGCGCTGTTCAATCAGCAGCACAAAAACGAATCCAGCATATCGCGCGTAGATTTGCGGAAACTGGATTTAAGCGGTTAATGGAAGGTGTTTACCATACTATGCGTGAAAAAATGCAAGGTATGCAAACGTATAACATGGATGGTATTTATGGTACTATTGATGTAAATAATTTGCCTTCTAAAATGGACATTGAAATACTTTTAGATATTGGTGAAAATTCTAATGCTACTAAGGTAAACAAGCTATCTAAAGTTGGTGCAGAAATTATTCCAGCCTTGCAAAAACAAGGTCAAGGAATGGCTATTAAACCAACTGCAGGAGTTACATTAGCAACTCAACTAATTGAAGCTTTAGATCTTGATAGTAATGATTATATTCAAGATTATAAAAGCGATCAATTTGTTCAACGTGCTGAAAATATGATGAAAGAAAAAGCACAAGTAGATAAACAAAATGAAACAGCTGCCCGTGAAAAATTACAAGCAGATGTTGAATTAGCAAAAGCTAATGTTTCTTATACTAATGCACAAAGTAAAAATACAATGGATGATAACTCTAAACAATTGGCTATTGCAATTGATAGGCATTTCCAAGAGTGGGCAGATCTACAAATTAAAGCAGTTAAAGAAGGTGCTGAATTGCCACCACATCCAGACTTTAATCAAATACTTATGATGGCAAGACAAATCATAAATCCACAATAGGGAGAAAATAAAATGGCAACAGTAACACTTTCTGCTGCTGGCGTAGGTGCTGCTCAATCAGGTACAGTAACTACAGCTGGTGGTTCCGGTGGTGGTATTATTATGGTAACAAATGATAGTGACGCAACCGTAACGTTTGATGTAGCAACAGCAGGTTCAACAGTATTGTCGAATCAAGTAGTTGCAGCTAAAGATTACAAAATTGTATCAGGCCTTAATAATGGCGCACAAACACTTGTTAATGTAAGCACCTCACACGGTACAGCTGCACAATCAGGTGAAATTATTTATAATACACTTGTAACTTAATACAATGGATAAGTATCGACAGACAGCTGAGAAGAGGCTGGGTAATAACAAGTCGTACGGAAACCATAAAATACATCCAGAAGAATTAGCGCGAAGGGCTCATGTTAAGGGTCACTTCGCTGCTAAAGAACGTGATGAATTTTTTGATGAAGTATATGGCGAAGTTTTAATTGACTTCTTTGTTGAGTGGCTTAAAACAGAACCCCACGAAACTAAATCTCGAGAGTTTCTCTACTCTTCAGCTATGGCACTAGGTAGTGTTAAGCAGAAAATGACTGACTTTGAGATGTACGGTAAGAACGTACCACACCTTATGGAGGACAACAATGTCAATGAAAGAAATTGATTATAAGGCACTTATTAATAATTGCGATGTTATGATTAATACACTTGAGTATGACTCAATGCGCAGCGCAGGTAAGTGCAAACTTAATTCTGATACTCTTTTTAATTTATATAGTTTAAAAGAAAGGTATCTTAAAATGATTCCGTCAACTTCTGTTAAGAAGGAGGCGAAGTAAATGAATAATCCTGAAGCAATTACAGACTCTACCCCTATTGATGATTCTGTGCCTGTAGGAAATGATAGTCGAACCGAAGAGGAGTTGCTGGCTGACATCATGCGAAATTCAGATTTCGTTGATACTCTACCCGAAGAGCAAGTTCCTGAGTTAGACTCGGATGACTCTGATTATGAAGACCCAGAAGAATCAGACTCAGACGTTAGTGAAGATGAAGAAGAGGAAATCGATGATACAGAAGATGAAGTGTCAGATGAGGATGCCGAGGATGACTCCGCTGCCCAAGATACTGATGTGTATACTCAAGATGATCTCGATTTGGAAGCAAAAGTTGTAGTCAAAATTGATGGCGAAGAAACTGAAGTTTCATTTGGTGACTTAATTAAAGGTTACTCTACCGAACAACATCTATCTAAAAAGGGTCGTGAACTTGGTGAAGCAAGAAAACAAGTAGAAGAAGAATATAATTCTAAGCTAGGAGAAATTGAAAATCTTTCAAAAGCTTCTGCAGCCGTTCTTTATTCTAGTGAACAAGCCTTGTCTAAAGAATATCATGAGTTAGAATCAGCAATTGAAAAAGCTCGTGAAGAAGGCGATACTTATGAAGTAAATGAGTTAAAAGATAAACGCGAACAAGTACAAAAACAATATTGGAATGCTCGAAAGCAACGTGAAGGTATTGTTGAAGCTGTTGAAAAACGCGAACTTGAATTAGCTCAATCAAATTTTAACGAACAGTTAGAATACTTTAATGCTGCAATTCCAGAAATGATTCCAGACTTTGATGATAAAGTTGCTATGGAAATTCGTGAATTTGCAATTGAAGAAGGAATTGATCCTGAACTGTTAGATACAGTGGTTGATCCTGTTCTTATTAAATTTGTAGATGACTATCGTCGATTAAAACAAGGAGTAACTCAAGGCACTGCTAAACGTAAAAATGCTAAAGTTAGAAAAGCACCTGTTAAAAAAGCAAAAACAAATACGCAAAAACAACAGGATGCTACATTAGCAAAACGTGATCGTGCAATGAGTCCTGATTCTAGTAATGAAGATCAAATGGCCTACTTGCGTACTCTTGCAGAACGCTCTTTATCAAATATTTAATACCTTGGAGGTATAATTAAAATGGCTAATAATCTTGGTGTACGCGGCACTGGTGGTCCAGCTGGCCCCGCTCGCGGTACTGGCAAAGATGTCTCACAACGTGAGGATCTTGCAAACTTTATCACGATGATTACTCGTGACGAAACTCCTTTCACTGCTTCTATTGGCAAATCAAAGGCAACTGCTATTTATCACGAATGGCAGACAGATCAGCTGGAAGCTCCAGGCAACTCTCGCATTGGCGAAGGTACTGACTGGATTGCTCCTGACGCAACAGGTTCTGGTGGTACTGGTGCAACTCCAGCAACTGGCGCTAAGTTTGCAGTATCTGGTCCTAACCGCACTCGTCTTGGTAACTACACACAGATCAATGGTAAAACAATTGCTGTATCCGGCACACGCCGTGCAGTAGATCAAGCTGGTGTAGCTGACGAGTATGCTTATCAGCTTAAGAAGCGTGGTACTGAACTGCGCCGTGACGTTGAGTTTGATATGATTCATTCTTATAACGTATCTAACGCTGTTGGTTCACAAAACGCTAACGCTCGTTCTGCTGGTGGCTATCAGGCCTTCATTAACTCAGCACTTACTTGTAACTTCGTAGGTCAGTTTGAAGCTCCTTCAGCTTCCTCTTCTAACGCTGGTACAGATGCAGACGGTACAGCTACTGTACGTGGTTCGATTAATGGTGGTACAACTGCTCCTACTCGTGGTACTCTTGCGCTTACAGATATTGATTCTGTTATGCAGAAGATCTATGAGCAAGGTGGTAAGGCAACTAAAGTTATGTTGTCACCAAAACTTCGCCGTGATTTCTCAGACCTGATGGTTTCTGACACAGGTGTAGTACGTAACATTGATGCTGGCGGTAAGCTGCGTCAATCTGTAGACGTATATATGTCTGACTTTGGTGATGTTATGGTAGTTCCTAACTACATTATGGGTCTGTCTAACGAGCATTTCTTTAAAGGCGACGATGGTGCTGCATTCTCAGGTGCAGGTAAAGTTGACGTAGCAGACTTTGCTGCGCTTATTTACGATCCAATGTGGTTTGCTACTGCGTATCTGCGTCCTCTGCAGGAAGTAGACGTAGGCCAGCAAGGCGACTCGACCAAAGGTATGATGGTCGAAGAGTGTACTCTTGAAGTACGCAATCCGCTTGGCTGTGGTGCTATTTACGGTCTTAGCTAAGGCTATTTAGGGGAGGCTTTAATAGGTCTCCCCTATTCTTACTATAGGAGATAAAAATGCCAATTAAAATTGCAACTAAAGAAGGAATGATGGCCAAAAAGAAAACTACTGCTAAACCAAATAAAACAAAATCAAAACCAATGGGTCGTCAAGATTACCAAGGTGCGCCTATGAAAATGGATGCTGAATATAAATCTGCAGGTGGCATGGTTTATAAAGGGAGGTAGCTATGGATTTTGCACCTAAAAGACAACGGGAGCTTGACAGGTTACAAAAAATTGCTATCGAATCTGGTGATGCTGCTGATATGGAAGCTTATAGGCAAGCATATCAACAAATATCAAATCTTGAAATGGCAGAAATGAAAGCAGGACTTGGACCAGATGGTCGAAGACCAGATATGCTTTCTGGACCTGCTGCACGAGATGTGCGAAGACCAGATATGTTAGGCGGTCCTTCTGATGGACGTAAAGCACCTCGCACAGAAGAAGAATTGCTTATTGAAAATGCAATTCGAGATAGGCGTAGGCCAGATGCACTTGATCTTCCAGCATCAAGAGGACCGTTATCAAGGCGTCCTGATATGTTAGGTGGTCCGGCTGCACGAGATGTACGTAGGCCGGATATGCTTGGTGGTCCTTCTGATGGACGTTCACTAACAGCGCCTTTAGCTAACCCTATGATTGATAGAGACCCTGGATTACCTTCACAAGCAGGCTCAGCTGATTATGGTTATTCAATGTACGAGCCACAGCCAGAAGCGCCTGTTGCACCTCAAGGAAGGTCATTTGTGCGTGATAGCAAAGGCAACCCTGTATTAGATAGTCAAGGAAGGGCTAGAGTTTTTTCAGGCCCCGCCCCACAACCACAACAAAGAACTTTTGATCTTGCTAAATTTTTTGGCAAATAAAAAAATAGGAGTACAGTAAATGCTAGTTATTAGAACAGCAAACGGGAATACTTACCCCGCAGAAACATGTGTATGGCGCACTGCAGCAGTTGCTAGTGGTGGTTATAAGCTTACACATCTTGATATTAAC